CACCCCAGTCTTGGGGTCGTAATGCAACAACTCGCGCAGGCGCGCGGCGGTAAGATCGCTGGTAGCCATGAGGACTCCTTTGCAGTCCGAGTGGTTAGAGCCCGCACGGCGTTGGTAGCGCTTTGCGGGCTCGCCTATTTTAGGCCTGCGCACTGTGTATGTATACAGCCTCATCGCTTCAACACCTCGCGGTGCGGCCAGACGATCTTCTTCTCGGCCAGTTCCTCGGCCATCTCACAGCCGAGGTCGCCGGGATACAGGCGCTGCTGATCGGCGTTGTTCAGCCGCACCGGTGACGGCCGCGACAGCTCGGCGTCGTAGTGCTCGACCTGCACCGTGATCGAGGCCTCGCTGTTCGACTCGACGATCGGCATCGAGCGGATGCGGCCGACCCAGTACAGCACCGGCGAGCCGATCGCCTGGTTCGTGTCGGCGTCGAGGTAGAGCTTGTAGAGCTTGACGACACGACCCTTCGCGGGCTCGCCTGCGGCGATGTCGACGAAGCCGCTGTTCAACCCGCTAAGGCCGAATTCCAGACCCTCGACGCTGCCCGCGGACTCGGAGATCGGCTTGATGTAGCCGGGGCGGTTGCTCCGATAGTAGGTATCGGCGCCGACCACCACGTCCCACGGCGCGGTCGTGAGCCTGAGCGTGCCGCTGTCGAAGATCATCTCGATCAGCAGCGCGACTTGGCGGTGCCGGCCGGCGGAGGCCGTTTGCTGGGGGCTGGAGAGGCCGCGGGACATCAGCCACGCTCAACGAGTTCGATCGAGAAGCCGGGCCGCACCTTCGCTGGTCGGTACGGGAATGGACCGGCAACGCTCGACTTCGGCACCCAGAGGATGCTCGGGCGCACCAATGTGATGACCGTGCCGACCGGATACACGGCGCGCACCGCCGGCGAAATCTTCGCTGTCATCGCGCTGGAGACCGGCGCGACGTCCTCTTCGACCATCACCATCTGATCGCCGATGCCGAACCAGTCGCCGGCCTTGAAGGTGCCATTGCAGTTGCCGAGCGCCATCGTGTTATCCCCGGCTGCCGTCGCCGTGGCGACCGTCGGCGATCCGGTGATCGTGCCGTTCGGCACCGGGCGGCCGAGATGGTGCATCGACAACGCGCGCGCACCGCCACGAAGGCTCGCCACAAGCGCCTCTACCTGCGGTCGATACCGCGTCTCGAGATCCGCCGCGAATGTGACCACCGCAACGAGCCGAGCGCCGGGCAGCCCGTATGTGTCGATCCGCCCGCTGCGCGAGATGTCGATCTGCACGTCGTACTCGATCGACAGATCGAGCGAGGCGACGACGTTCAGGCTCGTCGGCCAGTTGATCGTGCTCATGCCATCGCCCAATCGAAGCGGCCGCGCCGCAGGCCCTGGCCGATGTTCGCAACGAGCCGCGCGTCACGCTCGTCGAGCATGGCCTCGAACTGCGCGACGTCCATCCCGGGCGCCGCTGTGACCGTCGAGTGGATAACGACCGAAGGCGAACGAGATCTCGCCTCGGATGCAGTCTGGACCCGCTCGCCGCGATGCAGCTTGGCGATGTAGCCGTCATACGGGACATAGTCGAGACCGTCTGCGTGGCTCGGCACCTTGAACCCGAGCGCCCCGCCGAGCCACTTCAGCCCTTCGCCGAGCAGGCCGCCCACGCTGCCGGACTTGGTGCCGAAGTCGCCGAACAGCGCCCGGCTGATCTGCGCGGCGGTCGCCTCGGCGAGCATGCGCTTGAGCATGTTGCTGAAGCTCTTCCCGATGCTGTCGAAGTTCCCGCTGAGGATGTCGTAGAGGCCGTCGCCCAACGCGTCCTGGATGTTGTTGGCGGCCTGCTTTGCCCACTGGTCTGCTTCGTCGAGTCGTTCCTTGAACTTGTCGAGTCCCGCATACAGCCCATCCAGCTCGTTCCCGACGAGAAAGCGAGCGAGATCTCCCTGCTGCTGCGACAGCCCGCCCGCATTGACGCCGACCGCCGTCAGGCGCTTGATCTCCTCGAGCTGCTGCGTGTACTTGCGGGTCGGATCGAGCAGGTCGCGCCAGGCGTCGGCCCGCCGGCGGTTCGCGTCAGTCTCGTCGTTGATCGCCTTGCGCTGACGCTCGGCGTCGTCGAAGAGCACCTTGCCAAGGAACTCCTCGAACGACTCGCGCTCGCGCAGCATCTCCATGCGCGCCTTGTCAGCCTTCTCGGCTTCCTTGATCCAGTCGGCGAGCGGGTCTTTCCCGTTGCCCTTCGGCATCGCGTTGTTGATGAGCCGCTGGATCTCGACCTCGGACTTGCCGGCCGCCTCGCCAGCCTTCCGGATCTCGGCGGCCGTCTTGGCGGCCTTCTCGGCGGTGCTGGCGTACTGGTTGGCCAACTTCTCCCATGCCTTCGCGGCCGACTCGGCGCGCGCCGCATCCATGCTCGCCGACGCCTGCGACGACTGGTTCTCGCTCTCGCGGAACATGCGCCGGCTCTGCTCCCGAAGCGCCTCCATCTGCTGCCGCGCCTGCGCGAGATAGGCATTGCGCGAGTCCTGGTCCATGCCGGCGAACGCGCCGGTCCCGGTCTCGGCCTGCTGCATGTTCGACTGCAGCCGCCCAACGCGCTCGCTGACCGACTCGCTGCGCGTGAGCTTGTCCAGCTTGTCGGCAGCCCAGTTCAGCAGGTTGACGAGCTCGAGCACCGGGCCGCCCGTTCCATCCTCGATCCGCTTGAAGAGCCGCCCGACCGAGTTGCCCATCTTCGTCATCGCCGAGTCGAACGTCGGCACCACGGCGTTGAACTCGCGGTCGATCGTGCCGGCGGCGTTGCTCATCGCGCCGACGATCTTCTCGGCGGTGAGCTCGCCGGCCTTGCCCATCTCGCGCAGCTGGCCGATCGAGACGCCGAGACCCTCTGCGATCGCGCGCGCCAGGCGCGGCGTCTGCTCCATCACCGAGTTCAGTTCCTCACCGCGCAGCGCGCCGGCCGCCAGGCCCTGCCGGAACTGCAGCAACGCCGCATTCGCCTGCTCGGCCGACGCTCCGGAGAGCGTGATCGCCTTCGAGACGGTCTCGAAGAAGCGCAGCTGCTGATCCTGCGTGCCGATCGAACTTCCGGCCGAGGCGCTGATCTGCGCGTAGGTGGTCGCGAGGTTCGCGTAGCTCTGACGCGTCGACTGCGCGATGTCGAACAGTCTGCGCTGCGCCTCGGCGAACTCGAGCGTGGTCGCGGTGGCGTTCTTCAGCTGTGTGTCGACACGCGCGAACGTGTCGGCGGCGTTGATGAACGCCTTGGCGAACAGGCCCGCCGACAGCCCGGCCCCGAGCCCGGCCAAGCCGGTCTTGAGCACGCCGACGGTCGAGCTCAGGCCGGCGATCGAGCCGGACGTCTTGCCGACCATGTCCTCGACGCGCTTCAAGCCCGTCTCGAGCCCCGCCAACTTGGCGTTGACGTCGATGGTGAGAGCTGCGAACGACATCAGTCCTTCCCTTGTTTCTCGCGGATGTGGGCCATCAGCCGCACGACGGTCTCGACGTCATCGACGCCGAGCAGTTCGCACACCAGTGGAACGCCGGCCCAATCCAGGCCGCCAAGCAGGTTCCATGCCTCGATCGCGATCGACGCGTCAGCGGAGAGCGCAGGACAATCCTCGCCATCCTTGTCGTCCTGCCAGACAAGGAGCTGGGTCAGTTTCCCTGCGCGCTCTCCATGCGCTTGCGGTTCTCGTCGACCATGCGCATGACGGCTTCTGCGAGCGGCTGCCAGACGTCCGGACGGTCCTCGGCCCACAGGCGATAGGTCTCTGCGTCGAACGGCGCCTGGTCGCTGGCGCCGCTCGGAACGAGGTCGGCTTCGGTGATCCCTCGCCAGTCCACGACGCATTCGGCGACGATCGTGAACGTAACCTCCAGCGCCGCAGCGTTGCGCCAGCGGGTGATCTGCATCTCCGTTGGCCGGCGCACCAGAAACCCGAACCGGCCGACGTCCACCCACTGCTCGCGCGCGGCGAGCATGCGCTTGCGAAGCACCGCGTCCATCGGTTACGACGCGTAGTTGACGTAGCGCGGCGACTTCACGGTGATCGTGAAGCTGCCGGTGATCGGCGAGTTCACCGACACCGATTCCCCGATCGTCGACGGCTTGCCGGACCACAGGCGAACTCGTCCGCCCTTGGTCGTCGCGCGCCACGCCACGGTCGTGCTGGCGTAGGCGGCCGTCTCGACCGCCGCCTGCGCGGTCTCCGGCGGATCGGCGAACAGGTTCACGGTGATCTGTGGCAGCGACAGGATGCCGTTCTCGACCCGGCGCGTGCTGTCGATGAGCGTCGTCATCTCGATTTCCTCGGCCGAGCCGGCGCCGTAATCGACGCCGGTTGCCGCGGCGACCGTCGTCCACGCAGACACCTTCGAGACCGACCCCGCAGAGAACGTGCCGAAGTTCGTCGCGTCGATGCCATCGAGCGAGAACGTGTCGGCCGTGATCTGCGTCACCCGGCACACCAGGTTGTCGATCTCGACCATGCCCTCGACGCCGGTCAGGATCACGATGTCGCCCGTCGCCAGGCCGTGCGCCGTCGCCGTGAGCACCGGCGGGCTTGCCTTCGTCACATCGGTGACGGTCTTGCTCGCTGCCAGCGTGCTCTGCACTTCCAGCCGGTACTCGCGGCCAACTTCATTTGCCATTTCGGCCTCCAGAAATGAAAAAACCCGCCGAAGCGGGTCGTTCAGAATCCGCGCGAGCGCGGCGGGTTAGAAACTCAGCTCCACCAGTCGAACTCCACGGTCACGCCGTAGAGCCCCATCTCCGCGTCGAAGGTGGCGAAGCGCCCCTCCGGCGGCACGTTCACGGCCAGCATCGCGGCCTCGATTGCATCGCCGACCGATTCCACGTCGACCTGCACCGCCCCCCATGCCTGCACGGCGATGCGCGCGCGCTTCATGGCCGTGGCCGGCGCCAGCGTGTTCAGGTACTCGGTCTCGACCCGCGCGAACGCCACGGCGGGCAGGTCCGCCCCTTGCGCGATCGCATTCGGGTAGATGCGCGTCGAGACCAGCGCGGCCAGCCCGGCAGCGCCCGAGAGCGCGTCGTACACGTCCGATTCGATGCTCATTTGCGCTTGTTCGCCTTCGCGATCTCGGGCAGCACCGACCGCTCGAACGCCTGCACGGCCTGCTGCGATTTCGCCTGCAGCGCCGGGCCGAGGAACGGATACTGGTAGCGCGTGGCGGTGCTCGCGGCGCGCGCGGTGCGCTTCTTGCGGTTCGACCCCTTGAGTGCCCGGCCGGGCCCGCGCGGAATCCAGCCCTCCTCGAGGAACCGGAAGTAGAACGGGTCGTTCCGCGCGTCTTTCTGCCTGCGCGCCTTCGATGCCTTCACCGTCACGTAGACGCCGACCATGTTCTTGCGACGCGCGAGCTTGGAGGCCCGCACCACGATCGACCGACGCACGGTGCCAGGCGTGCGCTTCGGCGTCGGCGTCTGCAACACGGGAGCCTTCGCCTTCGCGTCCGTCTGGATCACCCGAGCGGCCGCCCGCAGCGCGTTCCTGAGCACCTTGAACCGCATCTTGCGGTCGAGGTCGCGCAGCGCGGCCTTGAGGTCGTCGACCCCGGTCATCCTGATGAACTCACCGGCCATCACGAATCCCATGCACGCAATAGAGCTCGGTGACCTCGCGCGCCCCCGCCACATCGACCGGCGGCGCCACGATCTCGTAGTTCTCCGACCGCCAGACGACCCGATCCTCTTCGGTCAGGTCGGATCGGTAGAGGATGCGGAACATCACGTCGGCCCTCGCCTGCATCTGGCCGGCGGCGAAAAACTCGCGGCCGCGCGTCGGATGCGCCTCGGCCCAAACGGTCGCGAACGTCGCCCACGTGTCGACTTCCTCGCCGATCGCGTTGCGCGTCACCGTCTTGCGCTCGATCGTGATGCGCTGATTGCGCCGGCCGGCATCCTGCATCACACCCCCCACGTCCGCAGCCGATCGAGCAGCGCCCGGCCGACGGCCGTCACCTCGAGCGGCTTGTCGCTGTCGAGCTCGCGATGCCGGTACCAGGCCGCGACCGACGCCATGACGAACGTCCACAGGTCATCGGGGATCGCGTCCGAGTCGAACCCGGCCGTGTACGTGACGACGACCGCGTTTGCCTGCACGCGCGTCGACGGCCAATCCGTGTCCACCGCCGGCGTCAGCCAGCACGGCGTCTGCTTGTCGTCCAGGTAGTAGTCGGCGCTCGGCATCGTCTGCGTGGCACCGTCCGGATCGACGTAGGTGACGGACACGATCTCGGGTTTCGCCCGGAGGTTCGCCATCGTGCGGTCGAGCCGGATGCCGTCGGCCGGGAACTCGTCGAGCACGAGCTCCAGCGTCTGTCGCAGCAGCGCCCGGTCGGTCTCGTGCTCGGCCTGGCGCCTGGCGCTCGCGATGAGCTTGGTCAGGATCGAGTCCTCGACCGAGCTGTCGATCCGGCACCAGGTGCGAGCTTCGGATGCGGTCGTGACCTCGAACGCCGGCTCGACGATGGTGGTTGCGAATGCCATGTGCCCTGTCCTCTATCCGTACCTGCGCGGCCGCGCGCCGATCTGGCGGGCCGCGGGCCTGCTGACCGACTGGCGCGACGCACCGCGCCACCCGAACACCCGGGCGCCGTGCTCGGCCGTGCCGACCGTCAGCAGCCCACTCGCCAGCGCCCCCGCCACCGCCGCCGCATCCAGCCTGATCTGCGTCAGCAGCACGCCGCTCGCCATCGCCGACGCGAACGCCGACGCCTGCATCGTCACCGAGACGTCGAGAGAGCCGGTCGCCTGCACGACGCTTGCCGCGGCACCGGCGAGCCGGATGCTGGTCGTCAGCCCGCCCGCTGCGATCGCGATCGCCTGAGCGTCGGCAGCCAGGGACGCCGGCGAGCCTGGCGCGGTGAGATCTCCCGTCGCCTGCACGCCGGCCAGCGCGGCCCCTGCCAGCCGGATCGCCGTCGACAGGTCACCCGCTGCCAGCGCCGCGCCGATCGCGCCGCCGGCGAGCTGCGCAGCCCCCGAGATGTCGCCGGACGCGAGCGCACTGCCGATCGCGGCACCCGCAAGCCGAATCTCGGTGCTGAGCGCCCCCTGCGCGGCGGCGGCGACCGCTGCGGCGCCGTCGAGGCTGATCCCGGTCGTCAGCACGCCTTGCGCGATCGCGCCGGCCAGCGCCGCGCCGTCGAGCCGGATGATCGTCGTCAGCGACCCCGACGCGATCGCCGACGCCAGCGCGTTGCCAGCGAGCGCCGCAGCGCCTGCCCCTGTCGTCAAGTCACCGCTCGCCTGCGCGCCGGCCTGAGCGGCGGCAGCGAGCTGGATCGCCGTCGTCAGCCCCGCAGCCGCCACCGCAGCGGCCAGCGCATCGCCCTGCATCCTGATCTGCGCCGTCAGCGTGCCGCCGGCCAGCGTCACCGATGCCGCGGCGCCCGCCAGACTGATGCCGGTGCTCAGGCTGCCGGATG